TGTTCTTTCACACTCAGTACTGATTGTACTATATCTGGGGTGTACTTGTCAAGCACAAATTGCCATCCATCATTATTAACGTAATGTTCTAGTGCTTCGTGAACTCGGGTACCGCGACCCGATGCGCGATTCGAGACTTTGTTGGCTTCTTCTTCACCTACTCTTGCGCGCCACTTTGCGATTGCGTCTTCGCTGAGTATACTTAGGATGGTTGTTATAGAGGGATATCGTGTGCCGTCTGGTGTGACATACTTTCTGCCAGTGGGCTGAGTGTCTGTCACTAGATCATCGTATTTTAAGTCAATAGGCTCATGATGAAAGCTTTTTTCCGTGTTTACGTTCAATTGCATCTATCCTTCTCCGGGTCGCTCGATTCATTGGTACTTCAGCTCCAGGTATAACGATCTGCTTATCCATACCTCTACCATCAGAGATATCAGATTCATCAGCTATAGTCTGAGCTTTAGTTAAGTTATCATTATACACTATAACTTCCATGTTGTCAAGCTTTGGTATCTTGAGATTATCATGATTATGGTGTAAAACAAACTTGGTATTAGGAAATTCACGAAAGATATCACGCCAGACAGGGCGCCAGTTATTGAGCAATCGGTAGTTGTTAGTTGTAGTCCTATCGCTAGACAGCACCAGATCCGTCACAGACCGCATGTTGAAGTCAAATATGGTGTCAAACCCGTATAGATGAATCTCGTCAGCTTTCTTTTTATTAGCAGCATAGTGAACAGCGGCATGCCCACAATTGAAGTTGGTGGGGTTACCAGCGTATTCTGGTACGTGAGTATAGAACTCTTTGACACGATTGGCATACTTCAGATAAAAACTGCTCTGCTCATACATCCAAATGCGTGGGCGTGTGCCTAGAATCCAATCGTATTGATCTAGAGCTACAGATCCTTCAGATAACGCCATCATCATCTTGAAATCGACCATCATCGTGGCATAGACTTCTTTTGGTGGCATTTCGAAAGGAGGCATGTTGCACAATATCTTCATCCCGTCACGGGGTTCTCGCTGATAATAATATGCTTTATCGCCATTACCTAATATATGAACTACTTTAGTTGCCATTGTATATCATCTTCTTAATTTGCATATTGCCTTTCTCACCTGTCCAATGCATCGCTATCTTATCCCAGCTATCAACTCCATCTAGAAGTTGGATTCGAAGCCAGTTATACTTGTTTGGTGCATCCGAGATATTCATTAGTCGCTTCATAGGAGATTCTCGTAGCATTTCGTGCAGAACTTCCTGATCTCCTACTTTAGGATTAACATGACATTTCTGTTCCCATACTCTTAGTATATCAGGAATTCCAGAAAATGCAACCACTCCGCTGTTATGCCATGTTTCACCTCGACGCTTAGACCAAGGCTTGTCTTCTACCATACACAGTTTGTTCGATTCGACATAATCAAAGATTCCACTCATATCTCCTAGTATATGTATGTCTGTGTCTAACCAGCACACTTCATCAAACATCTCGCCGAGTTTCAACATAGACGCTGGCTTATGAAACCAACCACCCGCTGCAACTTTAGGTGCTGGTATTACTTGAAGAAAGGAACTGAAGAAAGGTTGAGCCCGCATCTCGGGGCTAACACCAAAGTCAACAAACACCATAGGCGTCTTGTTATGCTTTCTGTAATTAGTAACGAACCACTCTAACTGCCATTCAGTCTTTGAATCACAACCGGTGAAGAAAACTCTAGACTTTGAGGAACTCATATTTTGCCTTGTTTTTCACATAAGAATGCTTTGCTTGGCATCCTGTTTCATTCTGTATTGTAGTAAAACTGTCTTTAGCGATTACTGGCCAAGGGTAGTATTCTTGAAGCCAAGGGAACACACTTAACTGTAGGAACACATCTGTAGCACCCGCATAGTAAGCAGCCTGCTCAACCATAAGTTTAGCACCAGCGGGCTTAAGCATATAAGCATGAGCACCTGGGAAGTAAGGCTTGCTAGTCAAAGGTATAACACCCATAGACATAGGCTGCTCATGCCTACCATAGCTTGGTGCACCAATACTCATACAGCCATCAAAGTTAGCATACTTAGGAATTTCGTTAACAACAACGGCATCATGTTCAAAGATACAGAAAGTTTCTTTACCTTGAGCGCATAGATTCCACAAACGATAGTGTGACAAAAATGCACTCAAAACATTATCAGGTCTAGAGCCAATATCGTCTTTGAACTTATCAAGATTCAATTGCAGTTTTCGTGCTATCTCGTACGGATTGTGTTTAGGAGTAACTGCATCAAACATCTCAACCTTTGTACCAAACTTAGCAGCCGATGCAATACATCGCTCTGCACATTCTACGGACTCAGGTAGATCCTTAATCGTAATTACAAAGGCTTTCACTTACTTTTTAATTCCTTCATCCAATCCGCGTGTTTAGCTCGCTCTTCTTCCCACCAATCTTGATCGTAGTTGTTCTTATACATCCGCAATCGGGCATCTGTTTTCTTTGCAATAGCAAACGCCTGTTCTAATAAAAACATTACTTCGTCTTGAACGTCTTTCTCCACCAGTGTCTCGGGCTGGTCTAAGATCTTATGATATATTAATCTATGGATGTCACATATAGTATAGCTACCACGGGCATTACCCGCTACGGCTTTCGCGCTTTTTTCGCCGTACTCTTCAAGCTTCTCTTCTGTCCACAGTGTACCGCCTTTACCACCGTTCTTTGTAAGATATGCAGGATCGATTTCGTTTCCTAAATCGTCTTTCATAGCCCCTCCGGATATAATGTTGTTAGTGTTGGTAAAATATTTACTTTGCGCCCTGCACAAAAATGAATAATAGATGCATTATGAGCAGCGTCTTCGGGTTGATTACAGAATTTTCTGTCATACCGCTTTGTCTTTCTTGGATTTAAACTTTGATCTCGCCTCATACATACTTCTCTAACCTTTTTGCCGTCTAGAATTCCTGACTTATTTATTAAATAGTGCAATATGATTTCATCACCCGGATGCTTATCTTTTAATGACTTAGCAAATAGCTCCTGATCCCAGTGTACTCGCAGTGCTTGCCGTTGTTCTAGATTCAGTTTGATCCAATTGCCAAAGAATGTCCAACTGCCTTCGGTGTACAAATCAGGAGCAGCCTGTGCTGTTCTTTCGGATGGATTTTTCATTGTTCTACTATGCAAAACACCAATCTCAGGTCTATCCCAGAAACTCTCGTGTTCTGGTGTTGCAATGGTGTCCATATCGATCATACATACTTGATCGTACTTGTCATATTTCTCAGTCAACATGCACAGTTTTTGAGGCGTAAACCCTAGCTCTTCACCCATAGGAAAATCAAGCACGAGTTCATAATCAGCACCTGTAGCTATAGCATACTTTCGCATTGACTTTTCAGCCTGCTTTGCCCATAGAGGCATCTTACCCGCAAAGTGCTGTAGAATTATGTTCATATGATACCTGCCATCTGCATTGCATAGAAGTTTTCGATCTTCTCGCGTTTAGGTCCTTGAGGCGTAATCTTAGTTCTGATATGAATCATGCCTGGTTCGTGGCTGGGTAAAAAACTATCTTGTTGCCACTTAGGGTGTGCATTAGACCACTCGCACCCAGACTTATAAAAAAGTTCTGATATAATACCTTCGTCTTCGTACTTATAGGGCTCGTTATATAAATCCATCCAAGAATCGTCTTTAGGCATTGCAGCACGTAAAGTTTTACGTTGATGCTGATTCAACTTGTAGAATGCACCGCCCCAGTATCCAGTATTCTGGTCAATTCTACCCCACTCGATAAGTCTTTCTTTTAAACGAATTTGAGTTGGACCTGTACCAAGACCTACTCCGTTATCGTTAAAGACATTTACAATAAGATTACGAGTGACGAACATATCAATATCCAACATCAGCACATTATCATAGTCGTCCCATTTCTCTGCTAAGATATGAACTTTCTGACAAGGTGGCGTAAGATGATAACGAAACACTTGCCCATCAATAAACTGATATTCTACACCAATTCTTTTAGCATATGCTTTTATGTTTTCAATAGATAATTTATCTAAAGGGCGTAACTTACCGGTGAAGTGTTGCAGTATAATGTTTCGTTCTTTTCTCATATTTTACAATGCTTCATTCTGTCAAACTGGTTTTTTACTGTAAACAAAGCGTCAACCCAAGTGCTTTCAACATGTCTAAAAGCATCGTGTACAAAGATGTTTGTGTCTGGATTTGCTAATTGTTTTGCTGTATAGAGACTTTGCATTCGCCCGGGTTTCTTATCATTATAACCTTGAGGTCCGTCAACAAATATGTTGTCCCATTTAGTATCGCGCACCCACTGAGGGATATCTATCTCTAGTGATTTTGTCAAATTTGATTTGTACAATGTCAATAAAGAATCTGATAGATCCCTTGTTGTGTTATACTTGACTTCGATCTGTTTAGGATCAGACTTGTCTAACCACTCGCCATGGTCTTCAAGAAACGTCACCTCTGGATTGACTAGTTTCCAATAAGGAGTATCTGCTCCTGTGCCAAACACTAAGAAGTTGCCCTCTCTGACATGTTTAGTGACATACAGATATTCTTTCATAGACAACTGATCACCGTCGGCTATTCTACTTAAAATTTTCTTTTCTTGATTCTCAGAATCTTTCATCGCCAAGTCCAATCATATGATCTTTTATTAACCGCCTCGTGCAGTTTACCAGCGTTCCAATTTCCACTTCCGCTTAATTGTACGTGTACAAAACTGGTATTCTTGTCTCTCTTGTCTACAATCGGCCGAACAAGTTGATTGCTAGTGTTAGGCTGATAATGTAGTCTTGTATTCCATTTGGTGTCCATGATGGTCCAATCAACACTGTTCGCAATGATGTGAGCATTCATATAAGATTGGTCTCTACAGTAGAGTGGCTTACCGAATCTAGAGAAATGTTTTTGGTGTGCTTCCATAGGATTAAAGTTTTCTTTAGCCTTTATCATACCTGCTTTAGTATATCTTACCACACCTGAGTTGTAAATGCAAGGTAAATTTTCTTTAGTTCGCTTAACATCACCGCCATACATTCGAACCACTTCTCGTGCCCAACCCTCCTCATCAAAATTAGGATCATTTTTACGAAACGCTGGTTCACCAATCTCTTCGCATATGCCAATATCAGCACAAGGCTCGTCAAAAATGTTAGTAGTTAGACCTTCTACAGGAAAGACATCACAATCGGCAAACAATACGTTATCATATTCGTGAAAGCTTTCGTCAAAAACAGGGCGTAATGCACTATAGTGGCTCGCCCATTTAGTAACCATCTCAGAAATAAATTTAGGATTGTGTTCAAATATATACTCCGCACCTATTCTGTCCGCATATGCTGCCATAGCGTTAGTACCATGTACGGCACAAGGCTCTATTTCGCCTATCCAATATTGATAAATTAAATTACGCACTATAATGTTCCTTGTACCATTTCACAAAGTTATCAACGCCTTCTTCTATAGATGTCTTAGGATTATAACCTATAGACTGAAGTTTTGTGGTGTCACTCCATGTGTCTTTTGCATCAGCAGGATGTTTAGGTGCTAGGTCATAGTCGGCTTTCAAACCTAAAGAGTCTTCAATCGCATGTACGAATCGTTTTAACTCTACTTGCTCACCTCTGCCTAGAGCGTACATATCACGAGGTGTTACGTTCTGAGTAACACATTCTATACCATGTACGATGTCATCTACATATGTAAAGTCTCGTTTCATATCACCATAGTTAAACAACGTTATCGTATTGCCTGCTAAAATGTTTTTAGTGAAGTCAAACAGCGCCATGTCTGGGCGGCCGTAAGGACCATAGACAGTAAAGAATCTTAGCCCAATTGCGTTGGGTATCTTTGAAATATTAAACTGGGCTTCGTTGATATACTTGGTGTACCCATAAGGATTGATCTGAGGATACAGGTACTCTGGTTCACCCCACGGTAAAGGATTGCCATGCATCACACAAGATGTTGATGCGTAAATGACAGTTTCAACACCGTGTCTTTCACAGCAATCAACTATATTATGTGTGCCTAGACAATTGACTTTGATGTATTGATCAGCATGATCCATAGAATATCTAACACCTGCCATAGCTGCAAGATGAATGACCATCTCTGGGCGTTGATCCATAAAGTAACTGTTAAGCAAACCAAGTTGAGAAGGAACATCACCACCAGCTATATCAATAGCACGAACGTCAATGCCTTCAGCCCGAAGAATTTCTGCACGATGATACTTCAACTCAGGATCATAGTAAGCGTTAAAATTGTCCAGCCCTACTACGTCATGCCCTTGGCTTTTAAAACGTCTAGCAGTATGAAAACCAATAAAGCCTGCTATTCCTGTTATTAATATTTTCATAGCGAGCCTTGTCTAGGAAAATAAGGCTCGTTCTTTGGTATACCGCCTCGAATAGCAATGCCACAATAGACGCCTTTACTACAATAAATTGTCGAAAGATTCAACGTAATAATCTGATAACCATAGTGTTTTAAAAGCCCTTCCCAATCTTGAGCATTCCAGCGAATGACATGAGTAGGATCAACTCTTGAAGCTTCGAGATAATAATCAGTATCTTCCCCGTAACATACAGGCACTCTGAATACCATGAGGCGAGTTTTTAAATTATTAAGGAATTCGATGATTTGAAAGTAAGGCATATGCTCTAGTACATCTAAAGCAAATGTAATACCATACTCTTTATCATAATCAGGTGTGCGAGCAATAGTCAGATTTTTCTTTGCGGCCTCTTCAATACACCATTCGCTAACATCTACAGGGTCTACTTCAAGCCCGGCTTCGATCAACGCTTCTGTAAGAAAACCCACCGCACAGCCAAAGTCTAGAATAGGTCCTTGGTCTAAATGGATCTTATTCAAAAACTCTAAAATTTCTGTTGCTGTTTTTGAGTATCTTTCTTTTCTTTGTAGATATGTGACATAGTTGTTGCTTTTATAATATGCTTCATCATATATTCCACTCATGCAAAGTTCCTATCATCATCAGGCATTTTTTGTGCTACGGTATGCAGCACTTGATTATTATACTTATAATAGCAAAAATTACAGTTTGAACACCAATCTCTTCCCTTGTTGCCTTTGACCTCATAGGGATATCCATACTGAGCATAACTGTCGTTCATGCGATTCCATATGCCAGTAATATCATTGATAGATCCTAAAGAGTAATCTAAATCGTAGTTTCTCTTTTGAAGAACGTGACTGGTACATGTATACACTTGATAATCACCGCCTTCTGGATGAGGTGCAATGTAAGGGCGAATAGCACCAACATAACATCCGTCATCCCAAGGGCTGTCGTTATCAAATATTTCTTTTATAAAAAATTTCTCTAGCTCATCTACTTTGGATACTATTGCTGACCATTTATCATAGACAATCTTATTATTACCCTTGATCAAACAATTACCCGCAATCCTAACAAACTTACACTCTGGGTTTAACTCCACAAGCCTAGCCATACGCTCAATCGATTCAAGAGTCGTACCTGCATATGGCTTTTTGGTTCTACTCAATTCGTCGGGCACACCGCCAGTACCATCATAGATGATATAACTGAATCCTAAACGCTCTTTAGGAAATGATCCGAAATCATAGTCTTCGGGTTCTTTGCCCTCGTCTAATTTAATCAGGGATATTCTAATCCAGTTGATGAAGCCATAAACATCTGGTATCAAGTGTCGTTCTAGTTTTTCGGTGTTGGTGATGATGCCGATATCAAAGCCCATCTGCCCAGCTAGCCTGATAACATCATTGATATCTTTCTTTTCTCGTTTGTCTCTATAAAGAAGTGGATTACCACCACCAGTTATTTCTACAGACTTCGCACCTAAATGCTTAAATTCCATTAGCATTTGTTTGATATGAGAGTAGCTTATATAACTTTTTAGTGGGCGCCCAGCCACAGAACAAAATGGGCAATCACTATCACACATCTCGCATAAAGCCAACTGTACGGTGATAGGTTTAAATTTTTTGAACTCTTGGATGCTATACAGCACATCGGTGTGTTGTAGAAGCTTATCACCCCAACTACTAAACTGTTGAGTTTTTTTAGTGTTCTCGGTTGACATTACAATTCCTAGTTGAGATATACTCTATCTGGAGTATCTTCAATGCTCTTTAAAAGTGCTTGCACATCTTCGCCTCGGTTAGGCAATTTGTCTTTCAAAAAGAAATGTACAAACTCACATCTATCTATAAATTTGTTGGCGCCATATAAGCCGTTGTATTTCCAATTTAAAACTTTGAAAGGCACTTTAGCTTTTTTCAACCACCAGTTTAACAGCACTTGATCTGTGCTCCATTTCCAAGCGCCTTCACCATCAATGAATCGTTTAAATTCAAAGCGTGACAGGAACTGCTTTGGTGTCTGCCCTTTGAAGAAAGAAAGCAGTTTCTTGTCGAACAACATAACACCCATGTTTGAGAAATCAGCACCGTCTTTGTTCCAATTCCAATTAACGTCAGTGAGATTGGTGAATTGCATCCGCGAATAATTTCTAATCTTATCTAAGTAGACATCGTTCAAAGGCATTGAGCGTTCAGGCACTGCGGCAAACGCAGCATCACCCAACTCATCAAAGATATTACTAGCGCCTTCTCTTATCATCACATCAGCATCAATAACTGCTACTTGATCATACACACCTAAATACATGAAAGCGTTTTCTTTCTCATATATTGGCAAGAAGCCGCCATGTTTAGCAGTCGCCTCTTTACTGCGATTACTCGTAAAAGGATCAGGCGAAATGCGAAGAATGGGCTTGGTCTGAACTTTATGATCTATACCGTGTGTGTCACAGTAGGACTTTACTGTAGCAATACAATGCTTGTACAATTCTGATTTAGCTTGTTCACCTAAACATACTTGATATATTAATCTTTTCATTATGAATGCTCAATTGTAGCAGGATAATTATCGTACTCTTTGATTTGTCTACAATGCATTTTTAAAAATACACCGTTATGATTTATACTTGAATGAATGTATCCATCACTATTACTCGAAATCACTTCTTGGACAATATTATCTATCATCTTCTGTGCTACTTTGGGTGTAATATAATAAGCACCACCAGCTAAAGTTCTTCTAGTAGGATGATCATGTGAAAGCCCTATGATACCATGTTGTTCCCATTTGATGTCTTTCAATGGCATTATAGGGCGAACATCATGCTCGCATACTATAATGCCGATATCTAACTGCACACAAAGCTTCCAGCATCTATAGTGACTGTACCAGACAGCCTTCTCTGTTTCACTAAAGGGTCTTACGATTCTGCCGCCTAATTTTAAATCATTAAACGTCAGATCAGACAAATCAGACAAATGCTCTGGCGTAGTCGCTTCAAAAAGATCTAATTCAAATCCCTGTTGTTTCCAACTGTTTCTGGTATATGCTGAATAATATTCGGACGATCTATTACCAGGTATCCATATCTGATATACATGAGGAAGCTTCATCGATAATCATTAAGATCAAATTCAGTACCATGCATCTTCATTAAATCGCGTTCATGATTAGTATACACCAAAACTTCCGTGTCGTCAACTAAAAAATCACAATCACCACAATAGCTAGTATAGTTACCAGATCTATGAGACTCACGCAGTGCTTCGTAGGCTTCTCCTTCAACGATTTCTTGGATGGTGTTTTCGCTGGTGTGCCCAAGGACTGCTTCTTCGTCTCGGCCGAGGACTTGGCAACACGGGTGAACAGCACCTCTTTGCCCATCAAGACCACCAGCACGAATAACAACATCGGGACTAAAAGGTCTTCCACAAGTCTTTACCGCGCCCTTACGTTCGTTAGTACCAACGTCATAAGCACCAGACCAATTGTGCATCTTCCAGATCTCAGTCTTGACATCCAGTTCTTCAACAATTTTCTTGTAGTGTTCGAGTTCATAGTATAGGTTGTCGTTGTCGGTTATAAGATGATACGTAGACACAACACAATCAGATTTACTGGCGATGACGTACTCACGCATGGACTTGACTTTATCCCATGTGTTCATAAATGTACCGCCAATCCTATTGTGCATCCACTTATCGTATTGTTGCCAATCATAACCAATCCATGAGAATCGATAGAAATCTAATCCAGCGTCAACACAGTCTTTCATGAACTGCCCTTCCATACGATAACCATTAGAGAAGATAAACGCCTTTGCATTATACTTCTTCACGATCTCAATGTATTTAGGCAAATTACGATTTAGAGTAGCTTCACCACTGCCATCTAGATTGACAACACGAAGCCCATGCTGGGCGCAATCGGCCACATTATCCTCAAACTCCTGTAGACTCATCTTCTTAAGGAAGTCTTTGTGCCTACCACCAGTGCGTGTGTCCTGAGGGCACATACTACACGAGTAGTTACATCCGCCATTTACTTCTATTACTGCTCTGTCAATCTTCATAGGTAAGGAGTCATTAATTTTTTATATTTGTTTAGTGTATTATCTATCGTGGCTAGAAACACATCTTTGTGCTTAAATGTAGAATAAAAATTATCTGAATCAGGCGTTAATATAGCCACGGCTTGAGGATCATGTACAGTATAGATGCCGGCATTTTTACCCAGAAACACAGCAGGCTTCAATAGATTTCTAGAGAAATAATGCCACATACCTTCGTATCCTACAACTGCGCGACATGTTGATATATGATACATCACTTCTCTGACAGGTGTCCTATAGTCTATCTCAACAACTTTAAACTTGTGTTTGCTCTTAAGATAATGCTCTACAATAAGATCCCACTTTGCTTGATCAAACGACAACTTCCATTTAGGTGGTGGAGCGGCGTTAAGAAACGGTTTCCATATCACAATCTTATTAGGATCTGACTTGACATTTCGGATATGTTCTTTAAACAACCAAGAGGTTATGCCTACAGGAGGTGAGCCTCTTGACTTGTTAACTCTACCCATGCCACGAAATCTAGCTTCGAACAAATCATCGTCATCCGAATTAAATATGTGTCGGACTTTAACTGCTTCGTAGTTCTTGTACCACCGATGAATGTACTGAAAACGTTCTACTATTGTTTCAGGATCTTCCATATGAAAATTGTAGTCATCACTATGATACCAATGCATATCCATATACACAGTGTCTTGTATTAACTCTGCTATCAAATGACAGCAGTTTAAACCCATCATGAAATCACCACAGCCCGAAGTGCCTTTCCATTCTACGTAGTTGGACACTTCGTACTTAATGTGCTGGGTGGGTTCTCTAACGCTGGTGCGTTTAAGTTCTGTGATTTTCATGACTCACCCGAAATATCTCTTCAGATGAAACATTTAGATCCTTCCTTCGCTTAGAAGATACTTCATAACGAACTTTAGTTTCAAAACGAGTCTTGTCTTTGGTCCGCTTCTTATTGCGCGGATCAAATTTGCCGTACTTAGCCATGATATTATTTGCCTTAGATACTCTCTAACCTAACCATCAATCGCTCTGCGCGATTGGTCACTTGCTTGTGCCATCGTGAATCACGCCCTTCAACTGCTGCTTCTTTCCAATCATTAGCAAGGAGTGCAGCATTGAATTTTTTAAACTTAGACAACCTAGTCCTGCCCATGTTGAACATCATGTTGACCAATACCTGCTTGACGGTTTCGGGAAACTCGTCAAAGACCCCTTCGCCGTATAAAGCGTGACACTCACTGATTGAGGTATCAAGGTCTTTTTCAAAACATTCCCATACTCTTTCTTCGGAGACGACAGTCCCAAACGAGTCACCCCATTCGGGATCTTCATTTGTAACGAGGTGCCCGACACCAAAAGTGTGGTATCCGAGGTGGTCGGCGTAAACTTCATATTTAACACCCTCATCGATTTTTAGTGTTTCGAAAACTTCTTCTCTGTTCATCTGATTCCCATCCATTCTTTTGTCATTATATAGTCACGAACAAAATCACTCCTGACTATATCTTCCCACCCAAACTCAACATGTGTGAAACTTTTCATGTTGTCTAGGATACTTAAAAACTGGTTTACACCGGTCTTATCTTTCTCTTGTTTGAAATCGCTCTGATAGTAATCACCACAGAATATGATCTTGGTTGCTTGACCCACTCGCGTGATAACAGAATCCAACTCGTGAAAGTTTAGGTTCTGCATCTCATCTACCAGAATGATGCTGCTATCATATGTCACACCTCTTATGTATGAGGTTGACTCAAACGTGATATAATTATTGTGAACCAACTTGTCATATGCTTTTGGGTCGTTGAATAACTCAGTAGCAGCAGCACGATATGGTCCTGTGTATGCGTTGAGTTTCTCTTCAATAGTTCCTGGCAAGTAGCCCATCTCTCGGGTTGGCACAACACTTCTAATGATATGCAACGACTCAAACGGTGTGCTTTTATCCATCACTTCTTCTAATGCAAGATACATGGCAAGAAACGTCTTACCTGTGCCGGCAGTACCTGTCATCGCAAGATGATCACCATCACGCCAACCCTGCCATGCATCTTCTTGATGCGGAGTAATAGGCGTAATCGTACACATCTGATCCAGACGAATTTTCATATCTGGTACTGGGCGAATTGTTGACATTTGTTGTTGTGATTGTTTCTTCATGTTTTAACAGAATTCTTAGCAAAGCCATGATGCCTCGCTCGTTCAGCAGATAATCCGCTGTTACCACCTGATCCTTTCTTTACAGCTTTCAATAGATCTTTCCAGTCACCGCTAGTTTTATTTATGATGTTACCTGTATGAGTCACCAAAGCAGTAGTACCAAGAATTTTTTGTTCCCATTCGCCGCTTGCAAGCATCTCTTCTTTTTTTGCTATAGAGATTAGCATCTCTTTGATTTCACCGGTCTTAATGTTTTTCATATCGTATGTTGGCATATTAATATCCTAAAATGGATCCCCCAAAATAGAGGGATCCGATTAGATAAGGATCACCCCCTCGTGACTTGATTAATAGCAGCGTCTAAGAATGCTTGTTTCTTAACCATCTTATATGCTGCCTCCTCTTTCCCTTTTTTATTTAACTTGTGAATATAATGTCCAAGTTCCCTAGAGTCTTTTTTAAGTCGTTCTATTTGGTTTACCACCATAGGCAAGTCTCCTTGTTATCGATTTGGGTATTCACATAATCATTATGGGATTAAATCGGGTAGTGCCTCCTGTACTAGTTTCTTAGTTAATCCATCAAATTCTGGTTTGGTTTTATTGACCATTGACACTAATATTTCAGCATCTTTGGATGGGATCGTTTCAAGAATATCTATAAACATTCTCTCACGACGAATTGGGTTTAATTCTTCGGACTCACGCAAGCCTTTTACAAAATATTTAAATTTCATATGCTCTTTAGTGAGACTAGCAGGTGCGGGTGCGTCTGGGCTATTCGGGGTATACGGAGGTGTACCAGCTGGTAAGTTCCATTGAACACGATCATCGAACGTGCCTTGCAACACATCACGAACTGGCATGATGTTATTATCTTGCAATACTTTAACCTTAGCTTTCTTACCTCTAGCAGCGTGTACTGCTTCAAATACTTCAAATACTTCTTTAACTCTAACTGTCTCTACCATAATTATCACTCCATTCTAAAAACGTACAAAGTACATTATACACACGACCTGACAACTTGTCAAGCTTTTTATTTATTATCTTTTTTCTGACTAGCAATCCATGTTCTAGCATCTTTGGACTCGGGAGGCTTATTGGTAAACTTTACCGCGTCTCTATATGCACGAAGAGTCTCTTTCTTATAGTCTTTACCGTTTGAATTATCAACTACAAGAAAATTCTTTTTACCAAAAATGTTCTGCAACAAACCAATGTTCTGTTGAATAATGTCCCACATCTTAGCAACCTCTGCGTCAGGTAGTGATCGTTCGCGGTCTCGGTTGCGTTGCAGTGCAGTTTCTTTATCGGTGTTTACGAATATCATTGCGATATCGTAACCCATCTTTTTCATCAACTTTGCTTGTTGAGCAACCTTCTTGTGGTCACGACCAGTGCCATCAATGACCAGCCCTAGGCGACCCTTGAGATACATTTGTTGCTTCTTACCAGTGAGCGTTTTAGCTTTACCACGTAGCTCTTGGCCTTTGTCAGAGAAGATACCTTCGGGGTCTAATGCGATACCGGCTTTCTTCATGGAGTTTTCAAATGCATCGTCAGAGTTGACAATACGATATCCCAGTGCTGGTAACCCAGTCTTACCTGCGATGAATGATTTGCCACTGCCAGGACCACCGGCGAGAAAGATTGCTTTGAAGATTGCGGGGTCGTTGACACCCTCGGTAAGATGTTGTTTAAACGATTTCATAGAATTATTTATAACGACTTTGGTAAATGTTTAGCATGAATTTTACATCCAATGAATGCATTGTAATAGTCGTCCCTTAAAAGAACGTCCTTGTCAAATTGCTCCTTAGCTTCAAAATATGACATCTCGCCTTTGGTCTTACAAAGTCTTAATATCACCCTATTATATATGCTTTTCGAGTTAGCAACCTGCTCTAATAAACGCTCACTACTACCATGGTATGTTGCCCAATCGCTCTCCACGAGCGTCCTCTTGCGTCTCTTCCGTGTTTTGGTGACGGGTAAGATCTTACTACGCCAGAAGCCTTTCTTGCCGATATATTTCATACCGGTGTCAGCCTCCTCTATCAGATACACAAAACCCACCAAAGAGCTTAATTCCTCTTCGGTGGGTTCATAGGGTTTATCGTTATAATACCAGGTCATGGTACTACTTATACGTCTTTTTCACTCCACTCCTCGTTCATATCATCACCACACATTGGGCAGAAGACAGGAGCCTCGTCACAATTATACACAATCAACGACATATGAATATCACATGCTTCGCAATGAAACTTCCACATAATCGGATCATCTATCTCATCAAACATTATATTTCATCTGTTTTGAATAGCTCTTCATATAACCCTTCTACTTCTTCAAAATCATATTTGAAATCGGTCAACGTTTGCTTGTGATAAATGGTGGCCAGCTTGCTAACATGCTTCTTTTGAATCTCATGATTCTCAGAAGTAACCTGAACAATATCTTTGATTAGCTCCTTCTCAGCATCAATTCGGGTCATGCTATCAGAAATTTCTTTGATAGCATTAGCCACTTTCTTACGCTCTTCTGCATTTGAAATCATATTATCTCCTTACACTATTTCACAATTGCCAGCCGCGCAAGCCAACTCTTGACTTCCGACTGTAGTATCAGTCATTTCATACTCGCTCAGATCTGCCCAGTTTACATCCTTCGGCATAATCTTCAGCAACTCTTTGTATCCTGCTTCATCAGTATCCTGATAAGGTGCTTGCTTGTACGTGTGATCACT